CTTCGGCCACCCGAAGTGCACACTCGGCCGGTGTCTTGGCGAAGGCATACCAAGGCTGCTTCGCCATCACCTCATCGTGAAAGGCATACACATAGTGGGAATACGCCTCTTTCACTGACGCCACCGTCTGTGAGATGTTGCGGGGGTCAGAGACCTTAGGACTAGTCTCCTTCTTTTTGAAAACGCCCACAACTTTAGCCACGGAGTCACCTGTGACATCAGCCTCGTCAAGAATGGCCTTCTGACTAGGTCTTGGCTGGCGAGCACGCACTTCATCGTGATCAACCGGCACCCCAGTATGCTTCATGCAATCGGGAATCAACCTCTCGGCAAACTCAACCATAAAGCCCGCAAACTTGGGGGGGAGTGGCTTCTTCTCTCTGTTCTGGAAAGCCAAGACACGCCCCTGAATACATGCTTCGTCGGCAGCCGGCGAATCAGCATACGCGTAGCAGGCCCCGATCAAAGGGGAACCAAAACCAGCTAGCGGAACAGGCGCATCATAGTCATGCTTCCCGAACCAAACGGGTTTGCACGACTCCTCCGGAGGGTACACCACCGGCGGAAACGGTGGCATGCCAGCACGAATGAACCCGGCCACAATGGCAGCGTGTCCCGGCGGCATCTTCTCGGTCGGCAATCCAACAGCCGAAGACGGTGCGATGTTACTCGCCACCATTCCCGGTGTGATAGGCACTTGCGACCAAGGCAACGGCAGTCACAGCGTCGAACTGCGACTTCGGAAGTGTAACAGCGTTGTGGGACCCAGCCACCGCAACGCTGCGGTATAGCCCGTCACTGCGAATCACGTCAAGAACAACGTGTTCTCCATATACGGGACTAAACCTAGCCATCGGCTTCCCCTCGAGCAGGAACGAGGTAGGCACGACGGTTGGCGCATCAAACGCTCCAATCACTGAGAGCATAATGACCGCATGATGGGCATCAACATGTTTTCTGTCGATGTGGTAGACAACGACTCTCCTGGTCAGAAAGCCGGGGCTCTCAACGAGCAACGTGTCTCCAGAGTAATCCCAGATCTTGTGAGTGTATTCAGCACCGCCACTCACACGATAGTGCATCGCACCGTTCTCCAAGAACCTGAAAGTATACTCCCCTTCCGCCTTAGCCGCAGTCGTCGGCTGAACGCAGAACACCACATACGTCCCCGGGTAACGCGCGAGGAGGTTGGGCATGTCAATGTAATAGTCCACATCGACAAGGACCGCCACATGAGTCGAGGGATCAAAATGAAACCCTTTCGGTGGCACCGCGATATCCTTGCCCCAATGGAAAGAACGATCACCTTCGCGGCCCTTGCGCACGTCGGATAAAGACTGCTGCACAAAGTATGGCTGCTTACCGAGGGCGTGGGCAATAAGCGATCCAGTCGCACATCCACTATTACGGTCAGCAGCACTAGCACCATG